TGTACCCAGAGCTTCTTCCAGCGTAGGGCGGTGCTGCCCAGTGAGTGGGTCACATCCTGGGCGGGGAGAAAGTCGCTGTCGAGGGTGGCCTTGTCGTTGATGAGGAGTTTGTCGTGAGCGTTACCAGCCGAGTCGTACATGGTGAGACGCCAGTCGGCCACAGCGGTGGGGGTGGCAGTGATACGTTTACTGGTAATAATCAGCTGGGGCTTGAATGTCCCACCCACTCGCGCTTGGTAGTTGGTACCCGCAACGAAATCACCTACCACAGTATCGGTTGGGGTGGCCTCGGTGCCCCGGGATCGCCGTACCACCCAGTCGGCGTAGTCGACCACATTGTTGGTATACACGGTGGAGAGGTGTTGATTGGCCGAGTCGTGAGTGGCGCTGATCCATTCGGTGCCGCCGGGGGCGCTGCAGACATCGAAGCGCAGCGGGATCGAGTTGACCCCATCACCATCCACTACGGTGGCCCCACGCTTGACGCAGTAGTCGACGACGCCAATGGATGGGGGCAGGCGCATACGATAACTGGTGGACATGCTGGTGGCCGCACGTATGGAGGCGTACTCGACCCCGAAGGTCTTGCTCTCGCGGTATCTAAACTCACCGGTGTCGGCCCCAGCCGTGGGGGTGTTGGGCAGCATCTCCACTGGCCCCTGCCACGAGTACTGCACATTCCCCTGGGCGGTAAGCGGGTTAGTGACTAACAGCAATGCCGCTATTCCGGCACATATCCACGATAACTTAGCATGGTCCATTTTAGTCCTATTGATGTGAAAAAGAATAGATTCCGCGCCCCGGGTACGTCGTTCAACCCGTTGGGCACGTCGAGGTCGAACGTCCCGCCCCACTCGATCCAGTATATATTGGTGGGCGGCACGCCTAGTGGGATGCGGATGTCGACAGTTAGGAAGTCGCCGTCCTTGGCAGGCGCAGCGTAGGTGATGAGGGTGATGCCAGTACTAGTCAACAGGTACGGGTAGATGTCACTATCTGCACTAGTCACTGGTGGTGCGACAGCGGCGGCGAGACTGCCCACCATGGGGATGCGGGATGACTCGGCCCCAGTGGTGGCATTGAAAGTTGATACAAATATACTCTCGCCGGTGAGGCCGTCACTGAGGAATAGCTGATCACTGGGTAACTGGCGTACCAGCTTGTCGTCACCGTCGCCGTTGGCATAGACACGAAAGTGCGTATACACTCCAGGACTACTGGGATGTGGGGCGTTCCAACTCAATATCCCGCCTGCGCCTTTTACTGCACGTGGCGGGGCGGGAGCGAGGCGGGACAGGCGGGTGGCGCGGTCCAACTCGGCTAGCTGGCGTTCGACCTGCCCCCGCTGGCTGATGGTCATGTTGTTAGTGACTAACTACTACGGTCGGTGAAACACTGTCCCGCTGCCGACCCCCAGCTGGCGCGACAGGAACAGTAGCAGGACGATTAGCAATATCCCGCCCACTATCCAGCGGATGGGCTGGGGCAATGCATAAGAGACACACACCCAGTTGAGGCCATATGCGACTATGGCAAACAGGATGATGTAGACAATAAGCATAATCAACTGATCCATTACTGTAACCTTATCCTTCCCTTAGTCAATACAAAGCCCAGTTTGCCCACGACGCCGACCATGGTTTTGGCAAGGGTCATGCGTGCGTACTGGTACGCCGTGGGGTAGAATGTTTCATTCGCGTCGGCGACTAGGCGGATACGTAACTTGAGATTGCATACTGTGCCTAGCAATGCCTTGCCCACTGTAACCATGTAGTTGGCCGCGCTAAATATCGCACTAGTCAACAGGTTGGGTATGCCAGTGACATCCAGTGGCTCCTCATGGTCGCGCCATGCGTGGATGGACAGGTTGGCACTGCGCACGTCGCCGTGGATGTGGGTCTCGGCCACATTGCCTATACTGGCGGGGTCGCCGAAGTCTATCCAGTGCGACTCGTACTCACCAGTACGACGAGTAGGCACCGCCACCCCACCAGTGACAATGTCGTCCTTGACCAACTCCCGCCCTAGTGAGTCATCGGGCTGACCGGCGGCGGTGAAGAAGTCCCGGTTGGCCAGCATGTGATTGCGTTTGTTGTATGCGTCAATCAGGGTCTTGCCCCCAGTGAAGTCGCCATCAGCACTATAGCCCTGGCCGGTGATGAAGTCATGCACCCACTCGGTGCCGTCCGTGAAGAACAACTCGTAACGGTCGATCATGTTGGGCGGGTCGAACGTGTGCGTCGCAAACCGAGATGTCTTACCACGTAACTTATCCTGGTACGGGCGGGAGAGGATGTCGATGCGGCCAGCCTCGTCCAGGGCGACGATCTCACCGTTCTGCGTCTCCCAAATAGAGCCGTGCGGGGTCCTCTCACAATAGGTGTAGGTGTTGAATATCCCGTACCGGCCCGGGATCTCGGTGAATGAGTGCCTCTCGTCGATGTCCTCGTAGACGATGTAGTTGGTCGTCTCGGTGAGGACGTGCAACGACTTCCCCTCGGGGGACCTCGCGCCCCAGACGGGTTGTTCACTGCTGGGTGTGGATCGGAAGTTATCCAGGGGGAAGGCGTGCTCGGGGGCACCGAGAAAGAAGGTTTCACTTACGTCACTCGCCGCAGCACTCCAGACGATACCGCTTAGATAATGGGTTGGTGAGACATAGCTAAAGTCGGGGCGAGTTGGTGATTGCCCACCGCCGGGGAGTAATGCACCATAGATGCGGCCTTCCACAAATGCTATCCACCGCATGGGACGTGGGGGGAAGTTGTCGACCGGGGCCTCCTTGAATACGTCCAGCACGTAGTTGGGGATCGTGATCTCGGTGGCGGTAATGGGCGCAGTGATGGGCATGGTGGGGTTGGCCGGGTCCATCATCAAGTAGCCCACCTCAGCGTTCTGCAGGTCGACCGTCGCATAGAACACGTATTTTTGTAAGTCGGTCTCATACGCGCCGTGGCTGCGCATGTGGATGTTTTGCAGTTGGCTGATCCACACACCGCGGCTCGAACCGGCAGTGACGGTACCCACATAGACGACATTGGAGAAGTGGTAGGTCCGGGTGTTGAACAGGCCGACGTAGAAGGTGACCTCGTTTAGGATGGTCATGGACCCGGGGGTTGCGGAAGCCACTGGCGGGAAGTTGGCATTGGTGAGGAAGCAGTCCAGGCCCAGGTAGATGAGTTGATTGACATCGGCGAGATAGATACTAAATGGGGGGAATGAGCCAGCGGTGGTATTGCGCACCCCCATCCCGTTGTACATGACGATCCCCTCGTTGGTGTTGCAGACCGGGGCGGGATGGGTGAGAACGAAGGTACCGCCGTAGAGTTGCTCGATATTGAGCACCATGACCCCATCCCAGTAGCCCAGGAACAGCGACCACCACTGGGCCGTAGTACTGGTCACCTTGAGGGCCATGTGGTTGCGGTAACCGGCTACCCACGGGTCGAGGTATTCCTGGAACTGCTTCCAGAGGCCGCTGGCGAAGATCGCACGTAACTTACGCCCCCCGAATAGGCGTAACCATAATGAGCCATCAGTGCTGGGCATGACGCGGAAGTTATGGCAATGCACTGCTGCTGGTGGCGGTCCACTGGGGTTGACCTGGGTGACGACGCCAGTGAGGGGTATGTATACGGGAGGTTTGGAGTCAGCCATAGTGGTTAGTGACTAACTGTCAATTCGAACCCACCATGTGATGGCCACGGGGTGAGGCGGACATGATGGGATCGAGGGTCTCCAGTGCGGTGTAGAAGCGTTTCATCTGCCGTTCAAAGCGGGTATCGTTATTCCCGGCCTCGCGATCACCGTAGATGTAGGCACGGTGGTAGATGGCCAGGACCGGGATGAGTTGATTGGGCACGTATAGTGAGAGGTTGGTATCACTCCATACCCCTAGTGGGTGGGCCGGGATGGGGGGCCGCTGGATGTATTTGAGACGCAAGGTCAACCCGGCGGTTGCGGGGCAGTTGAATACTATGACCTTGTAATCCCCCTCACTGTCATCCCCAGGAGGGAGTTCTGGTATAAGGGCGGCAGCTATACGGTATGTTGATGGATACCCTGCCGCTGGGTGCGGGTAGTCGGCGTGGGCGTTCCACTCTGTTACGGCACCTATCGCGGGGATGTCCTGGTTGGGGGTAATCTCGTACCCGGCCCCAATGAGGGTATTGCCCAGCAGGGGGACCCCGGTGATGAAGGCCCCGTGTGGCTCGATAGTGAGTACATCCTGTGGTAATACAATCCTGCTGTCGTTGGCCGGGATGGGGATGCTGAAGGTCGTGGTATTAAAGTAGCCCTTGCCGTGCCGGTTGTACACCTCGTTCATGCACTGCGGCAGGACTATGTACCAGAACTGCCAATCATGGGGGTAGCCGCCGACAGCGGATTCGTCATAGTTAACGAGGAATCTCCAATAGGCGCTATATAGCATGGCGGCTACCTCCAGTTGTCTAGGTTATTGTACTACTTACGCTTGGCTGCCCGGTTACGCCGAACCTCCTCCAGCATGACGTCGTCTTCGGGTTGGGCAGGCTTGAGGAAGTTGGCACTGGTGGCCTCACCCGCCTCACCCGCCTCGCCCATGGCGTCGCCGCTGGCCATGGATTCGAGGTCGACATCCGGGTCGCCCCCGCCGAGTTTGGCCACCTGGAGACGTAGACGGGCCAGTTCGCGCTCCTGGTCGGCGAGTTGCTGCTTCTGCTGGCGGATGAGCGGGTTGAGGGTGGCCGAGACGTCGCCGACTATTTTATCGGCCATCCGCTGGGCCTGCGACTTGGTGGCCTCGACCATTTCTTCAGCGTTGAGGATGCTGGCGAACCCGGCCTCGTTGATTTCGGCCTCGCGCGAGTCGTCCAGGGCACGTATCCACAAGGGATTGTTGGTACGCAGGACGCCAAGTGAGATGTTATGCCCGGGGGCGATGGTCTTGGGGACGATCATGAACCGCATCTGGGCGGTGATGATGGTGTCCTTGGAGCCGTTGACGGGCCGGGGGTTGACGAAGTGGACCTGCTTGGTGAGGCCGGGGTAAGTGAGGCTGTAGTACTCGCGGGTCGGCAGGCCGGAACGGTGGATGAACGGGTCGCCGATTGACAGTAGGGACAGGCCATTACTGGGGTCGGCGAGGTAGGCGGCGACGACGGTGTCGGGGATGGTGGCGGTCATGCGGCGCGGGACTCCTTGTGGGTTAGTTACTAACATGCGGTTTACAGTGGTTGGGGGCGGGTCGGCACCGCATATACCTCCCGCCCCCACTCGATACGCAACTGGGGAGAACAGAACCACGTGTTTCCAGTCACGGCGAGACGGTGACTACGCCATCTACTTCTTGGACTTACCCTTACCTGCCTTGTTCATGGCAATGGCGATGGACTGCTTGGACGGGTAACCCTCGTGGCGCAGCTTAGAGATGTTGCTCGAAACGATCGGCTTGGACGATCCCTTCTTGAGTGGCATGGTGGTCACCACCCTAGAATGGGGCCGTGTAGTCGGTGACGTTCTGCAGCACGCCATGCTTTTTCTCGTGACGCACCTTCAGCCCACAGATCATGCGGGTCTGATCGACAATGCGGCCAGCGCCGTCCTTGATGTTGTCCTCAAGGATCGTGGGTTCACCATAACTTGCGCCGTTCCCCTGCAGGAAGACGATCTCGACGTTGGCGAAGTCCACGGCAAAGGCGATGTGACCGAAGCCACGGGTTTGACCTGTCAGGGTCTCAAGGGTCTTGTCATGTATCAATCGCAGGTCGCCAAAGCCGGTCTGCACCATCTTGGTCTTGACCCCGTACATCTTCTCGGTGGGGCCGACCATGACGAACTGGTGCTGCCAAGCGTTGATGGCATTGATGACCATGGCGGGGCAGAGGAGGCCGAGTTCGCTTTGCGAGTCGTGGTACTGGAATACCCGTTCGCAGAACCCCAGGAACCCCTTGTAGGTGAGGGTGCCCCCGGCGTCGACGACGTTGGTGGTGATCTCACTGCGCAGGCCAGCCATGGACCGCATCTCGCCGTTGACGTCATTGAGGTCCTGCGAGGACTTGCCCCAGTAGGCGGTGCGGTTGTAGTCCAGCTTCATCTCGTTCATCATCTTGGACTGGAGGTCGTCGCGTAGACCCTGTGGCGAGGCATATTGGTTGGAGGCGGCTTGCTCCAGCGTGATCCGCTTGGTCTTGCCGAAGTGCTGCATGTACGTGGACTTGGTCATCGCGATAGTGGACTTGCTATCGGGGGCGGCGGCACCTTCGTTCAAGGCTGGGCCGTTGATGGATAGGGCGCTGCCGCTGGCGATGGCTGCGCCCACTGTGCCTGCGAAGGCGCGGGTGACGGTGATGACGTTGGTGGCGGGGTTGTTGGCGGTGACCCGTACCAGTTCACCCATGGCGACGGTGGCATTGGCAGGGGGGAAGTACAGGACATCACCTGGGACAACGGGCTTGCTGTCTACGAGGGTGATTGACGTGGCGACGCCGTCTGCTACTGCAGCAGCAGTGATCACCCACTGGGTCATCCAGTCGTCCTCTTTCCACTCAATGAGGGTGGTGGACTGGCCCTTCTTGCGGGACTTTTTTAATCCCTCTATCAGCAGGGTGGTCAGTGGGGCGATATCGGGGCGAATGAGCATGGCGTCGGTGCCGACAACCCGGATGTTATCGGACGCGGCAAACATCTGCTGGGTGTGGCGATTACCCAGTGCGTATGAAATGGGCATGGTGAGAACTCCTGTGGCGTTAGTTACTAACTAAAAATGCTGGTGGACTTGTTGGCGGCTACCCGTAGACGTTCAGCGTCGGGGTTGGCGAACCGCCGTTGTGTACTGCTGGACGTACCCCCATTTGCTGCACCGGCGGCACGCTTGGCAATGATGGATGCGGCAGCGGCCTTGGCAGCAGACGAGACAGTTGCACCTTTGCGTACCAGTGCGGTGGCAGCGGCAACCTTTGAGGTACGCGATTGCGATGATGCGGCATTACTACGGGCTGAGCGAGGCGCGAGGTCATGAGCTAGGCGGATACGATCTATCTCTAGCAACACTGCACGTCGGTCGGCAGGAAGGTCGGCGTATTCCGGGTTCTCACTGAGCCGGGAAACACGGGCGGCGATCCGTGGGTCGGACTTAAGTACTGCCACGTACGCGGAGGGCCTGCCGTCCTTGGAGGGCTTGACGAACTCGGCGATATCTGGGTCAGTCTTTTCCAACTTACTGAGTTGCACTATAGCAGAACGTTCGGCGGCTTGTCTACCGCGGTATTGGGCGGCAGTATGGTTGAGTTGATCAAATTGGGCCAACTTGGGCGCGACATCACTAAGCAGTTGTTCACGCAGCCAGTCGAGCACTACGGGGGACTTCATGTTGTGGACGAAGTCCTTGGCGAACTCGTACCGGCGGTGTTCACGCAGTTCCTCGAACGCGCGGCGGCGCTGCGGCTCACTGAGTTGCCCATTCATGGAGTCACTGTAGAGTTGCGCCTCCACAGTGTAGTGCTGGGCGGGGTCCATCACGATGGGGTCGGCATCGGCAGCAGTGGTGGACTGGGGGCGGGTGGCTGGCGGCGGGGGTAGTGGGGCAGGGGTGGTAGGGGCCGTGGTCATCCGGGCGGCACGCTCGGCCTTGATTTCCCGTTCCAGTTCGGTCAGCTGGCCATCACCAGGGTCAGCACTGGGGGTCTCGTCAACGCTGGTCTCGGCAATGGTGGCCATGACCTCTTCGATAATCTTGGCCTGCTTGGGGGAGAGGTTGTCGAGGTCGTACCCTAACTCGTCGGCGATGGTGGACCGTTGGACGTCGGCGGCGTCATCTGGGGCAGGGGCTTTCCTTGACGCTGGTGCGGGTGCCTCCCCCTCCTCACCCTCGCCTTCTACTGGTTCCTCATCGCCAGTGTCGTCATCTGTGGTACCGGTACTCTCCTCGTTGGGGTCCTCTAGTACATTGTCGCCACCAGTTGATTGCTTGATCTCGTCCATAGTGGCGGTGCCGGTGGGTGCGCCGAAGGTTTGGTTTGCCATAAGTGGTCTGTTCTCCTATATGTTAGTCACTAACAGTCGTTTACTGTAACACGTTTAGATGAATGCCGATGCGCTGCGGATTGCCAGTTCCTGCGCCATGTACATCTCCAGGGATTCCAATAGGCTGTCCAGCTGGTTGAGTTGGGCGGCACACACGGTGGCCTTGTTATGGTTACCGGCAATGGCGGCAGTGACCATCTCCTGGGTGAGGGAGCCACGCCGGTTGGCGATGTAGTCGTCCAGCAGGGACCTAAGCGAGTGGAACGCCTCCACGGCTTGCGAGTTGTCCCTCCAGTTGTGGACCCGCATTGCCGGGGAGCTTAAGTCCTGGTACCGCAATGGGGGGTATCCCATTGGCTTTTCCACCGCCTGCGGGAACAGGGGAAGTTGGGTTTGTGTTTCCCGCACCTTGTGGGGGTCCTCCAGGTTGATTGGGTGGACCACTGTCCTTTGATTGTCCATCGGGTGGGCCTCCTTTGCCCATTAGACCTTGCAATGCGGCCATGGGGTTGGCCTGGGCATTGGCTTCGGGGGAGCCGGGTGGTGGGGGTGGGATCATGAGTCGCCCAATGTCCTTGCCCTTGCCCATGGCTTTGAGTACGTCCTTGATGCATTCGTCGATGTGCATCTTGTCTGGGTTCTCCTTTGCCAGGCTGTAGACGAGGTTGGCCTCGTTGACCTTGTTCTGCTTGGCATCGGGGAACATCGAGGTGGAGTCTACGATAATCTCGCCGTCATCCTCGTAGTCCTCGGGTTCCATGGTGACCATTGAGGTTTCCATGTCCTCGAGTTTGGCTGATTGACCACTAAGCAAGTGGTACTGGCCGAGGTCTAGTGCCAAGTCCTCGTTGAGTTCACTGCGCAACAACTCGCGCATCATCTCGCAATCTTCACCGATTTTCTGTACAAACATCGACGTGGTCTGCCCAGACATGATGGCGGTATTGCGGTCCATGATCCGCGCACCGGTCGCGGTCTCGTTCTGGTTGGGGGCGAGTTCGGCCATGTTGCCCAGGTTGCTGTCACCAGTAGTACTTTGGATCAACTTCATGGCCGACTCGTCGCTATTCATGGTCGACATGGCGCTGGCAATGGCAGGGCCGCTCTGCTCGAAGCCAAACGACTTGCCCCCGCCCCGCGTATAGACTACTCGAAAGCCGCTGGTGTTGCGCGTAAAGAACTCGGGGTTAGACCAGAGGGCACTGTCATCGGTCCATAATAGGGGGCGGGAGATGGCGTCAATCAGGTCGTGCCGCTGGTAGAACGACTGTGCATACATGTCGGCGAGTGACACGATGTGGTGCGCTGGACTGTCACCGGGACCGCCCATGATGTTGTCGACAATGCGTAGTTCGGTACGCGCCACCTTGCCATCGCCAATAAGGAATGGGTAGTAATAGTGGCCAAGCCATATGTCGCCACACTTATACTCTACTGTCGCATCATCACCCCCACGGCCAGGGTATTCTATTTTGTGGATGGACCACCGGACCTCGATGTCGTCGCTGGTGACACTCTCAGTTGACGGGTTGGTGGCGGCGGCGCGTTTGACGAGGTTGTACATGTTGTTGCGCAGCCGCTCACTACCAGACCCTATACTGCGCGGTTCGCCGTTGGGCTTGTCGGTCATTACTTGCTCTATCCGGCGTGCCAAGTCGGGGTCGTACTCGCCGTTGGGGAGTTTATGTCTCTCGTACAGTTCCTGGAACCACTCGATGCCGACCCGCATGAACTCGCCCACGTAGGCACAGTTGGCCAGGGTGTCGAACTCTGGCTCGGGGAATATGTCGCCGGGGAACGTGTACTTGACGCTGGGGCCGACGTAGCCACGCTCACTGTAGATGAGACGTAACCTCCCCTTGTGCCCATAGGTCTGGGCCAGGACTGGGATGGCTTGTAATGCCACATCATCCATGGCCTGCTCGTCGTTGGGGTCGACGCTGGCGGCGTTGGCAATATCCTCGATAATGGGGACGAGTTGGGGTTGGTAGGTGTCGAGCACAGCGGCGATCATGTCGTCAGTCATGCGCTCTGGTCGGACGAGGCGTATACGTTTAATTGTCGTGTCGTCCCAGCCCCAGCTATTTGGACCCCAACCAGTTATCCACGCACTTGTCAATGTTTTATTAACTACACGCGACTTCCGCTGGGCCTTGTCATAGAAGTACATGTACGAGGCAGAGAGGCGGTCGGCACGGGCGGGGTCATGGGACCGGCAGGTGATGATTGGCACGTTGGCATTCACACGGGCCACCATCCGCTGACAGGCGTTCCATATGACGGGCAGGCCATCTGTGCGGTCCTGTCGCTTGACACGGTTAGAGGCTGCACGCAGGATTGCGACACTATCACTGGCGAATGCCCCGTCCAGGTTCATGGGGGCGGCGATAGTGGGGTCATTGAGGACAATGGGTTGGCGATAACCGCTGTAGGATTCCCATGTCCGTTCCCACACTGGCCAGTAGTTATTTTCGAGCCATGTCTCACTACGATGTATCCGATCATCCATGTTACGGGCGCGGTCGGCGTCGTGGTCACCCGTGGAGAAGTCACTGTTACCCGTGGGTACGTAGGGGCCACCACCGGCGACATCTACTTGTTCTTCAGGGGTCATGGGGTCTCCTTGTTAGTGACTAACTCGCAATGCGGGAGGTTGCAAAGTGTCCGGTTGTGATAAAGCGGGACGACGCCAGCATCTCGGTGTAGAATATGTTACCACTTACGAGATACCGCGTATTGTCCAGCTGGTGGGTGCGGAACTGCGATACGCGCTGTGATAGATCCTTGGCCGGGGATGACGACGTCTCGGTGTAACGGTGATTACGAAACTCAGCGCGTAGCTCCAGTAGGGATTCGGCAATAAATAACCTGGGCCTAGTAGTAGTACGCCAGGGCTTGGGTTCCAGTAGCTCGTCGATCTTGTCATTACCAACCGCATGTGACTTACGCGGGTCCGCGCAATAGATCCCATACTTGCGGTACTCATCGTAGATGAATAGGTCCGGGGTGCCCTCGCCCGATATGCGAAACCCTTTCCCTGCCTGGTCCATAAGACGGGATACAATCCGCTCCCCACCAGGGCGATGGCTGTAGGTGTAGAGTTCATAGGGCGTGCCAACATTGGTGGCCAGTATCTCGTTACCCTCCAGGAAAGCTAGGTACTCGGCGTATGTACGGACAGTATAACGGTTACATTCATCTTCATCTCGGAGCCGCCGTCCAGTGCCGTAAACGTTACTGGGCCAGGATTCGCGGTAAAAGTAGAAGTCGTAGTCTCTAGTAACCAGCATCCAAAGGGCCGCGTGCTCGGTGCGTGGATGAGGATCAATGGACATGTATAGACAGCCGTAGTCTGGGATATCCTTGTCTGGGACAACGTGGATTTTTTCGTCATATTTCGGGTGGACTAATGCGCCCCCCAGTGCCTCGGCCTCGATCTCCATCTCCCGTCTCCACATGGGTGAGCCGCGTCCACCAAAGACCTTGGCGACCCGCTTGAGCTTGGTCTCGTCGCGCATCGAGGGGTCACACGAGTAATGGACACGCAGGAATACCCAGCCTTGAGGGGACAGGTGCTTTGTCAACCCCGGTATCGGGCCGTTGACGTCACCACCAAGGGATGGGACAGGCACTAACAGGCCGCTGAGGCCCACGCGGGACAGGTCACTGCGGTCGAATAAGTGGGCATAGTTGTAGTCGTCCTGGTGAAGTAACTGGTTGTACGACCATGGCACTTGGCGGCACTCCTTCCATACCTCGTTGAGGGGGCCGGGTTTAGCGGTGGCTATTAACCAGATGTAGGGGGTTTTGGCGGCAAGGGCGCTGGTGACGCATTCCAGGAGTTCACCTTCTAGCGATGCCTCGTCAAATATGTAGATGGTGCCGTGCTCGAAGCGGATCTTGTCGGCCCCGCTGGCGAAAGCGGCAGCAGAGGAGCCGTTGGGGAGGTTGCATTCCGCGTAGGATTGCGAGAACAGGTCGTACGTGAGGTCACCGAGCCAGCGTTTGCGCAACTTGTCGGTGCTGTTCATGAACAGGACCTTGATCTTCTCGATGATCTTGGCGGCGCGGGGCTGGTCAGCAGATTGGACAATGATGCGGGTGTCGGGTTGCGTGGCCATCATGTGGGCGGCGAGACCGGCGGCTGTCCACGACATCATGAGAGTGCGCGACTTGTAGGCGGCGTGGATGATGGACTCACCCTTGGGGGGCCGGATCATGAGGTCGGTGGCGATGTAGTCAAAATACGGCGATAATGGAAACCCTTTCCGGCTGTTGGCGTCCTGCTCATCAACAGTTTTGGTACCGTTGCGTAGCCAATACAGGGCCGATTTGGCGGTATTCTCGATGGACTCGCGGTAGATCAACTCGTCGGTCAGTTCGGCAATGGACGTGGCGAGAGTGACGTTATCGAGTGATGGGAGTGGGACGTATTGGTCGGACATCACAGTTAGTCACCAACTGGTGGTGTGACGTCTATTGTACCCTTGATGCCCGATGCGCGTAACGTCCCGCCTGCCTGTTGGACGAGTTCCAGGAGGCGTAACTTCAACTCATCAGTTGATAATGCTGCCAATTTGTCGCCTATCTCGTGCTCGACTACAGCCTTGGATGGGTGGTTCGCGCCCAGGACGTCCAATAGCTTGGCGGCGGCAGCGGTGCGGGTGCGGTGGTCAGCGGTGAAGTGGGGGTTGCCCTCACGGTCGTATGTGACACGCTCGGCAATCATGGCGTCGTCCAGGACTGCGAAGGCCCGGGCAATGCGAACCCCTACTAGCTCGGCGACCTCCTGGGCCTTGAGGAACATGGCACGTTCCATCGTGGCCTTGGCAACGAGTTGGCCGTTACGTATGCGGGTACGGAGGTAAGTGGATAGTTCCGCTTCGGGGATTCTAAAGCGTATGGCCAGGGCGGCAATGTACTCGGTGAGATTATCCCCGGCTGGCGGGTAGGCGGCAGTGAAGTCGTCAATGGTGCGTGACCACCGCGACGGCCCCACTGCCTTACCATTAGTCCCGCTCCCGGGGGAGGTGACGAGAAGTGACGATCCAGAGTTGAGTTTAAGTGCCATGCAGTGATGCGATGCGAGGGCAATTAGTGACTAACTACGCCGATTTGCCAAATACCATCTCCTGGTGAACCACCATCCGGGGACCGAGTTCTACTTCCCCGGTTCCGACGTCGTACATATAGGTGCGCCCGTAGAGGTCGGGTCCTTGGCTGTAGGCAACGTGGGTGGGGGTGAGGGCTTCGATTTCGCAGTACTCGTACGACCCACCACAACATTCACCTTGGACACCACCGGAAACTCCATTCTTGCTCTTCTTGCTCTTGGCTTGTGCACGGGCTTCCTCCATCAGGGCTTCCTGGACTTTGTCGGTACGGGTGGCAAGGTTCTCCTTGTCGGTGATTCGCATCCCGTTGGACGCATTGCTGGCAGAGGCACGCTTGGCCTCCCGACGGTTGGCACTATACACCTCGGCCTTGGTCCCCTTGGGTTTCAAGCCCAGGTACAGCGTACGTTCGTTCATGTCCATCGTGCTGGTGGGCATGGTGTGATACTCCTCTAGAGTGTAGAGTACCCCAGGATGACACGGGATGTCAACGGCAAAGTGGGACGTGGGGTATTGTAACGTTTCAATTTGATGGCGAGTTGGTCACTAACTCCAGCACGGGGTGGCGCAACTCGGCCACCATGTTGGACAGCCACTCGGCGTCGATGACGCGCACGGGGGTCGCTGACTCAATCGCGGTTGCGAGGGCCTTGGCCTCCTCGTTTTCCAGGTCCACGACACAGTTGCCGTAGGATGGTGCGGGTAACTTCCAGCCGTACTGGTTGCCGGTGGAGGTGAACTCGGTTTCCACCTGCTCGATGTCGCTGAGGCGGATCTTCTCGATGATGCGGAGGTAGACACTGGCTTCTTTGAGATTGGGTGCGCTGTAGTTGCCGATCATATTCCACAGCATGACCCGCTGGTAGTAGGCGAGAGATAGGGATTGCATAGAGATTACAATAACTTGTTGACAACGCCTTCGACAGCGGCTTGCAATGAGGCGTCGGTCACTGCGGCACCGTCCTGCTGTACGGCGGGGTCCATCACGGTGGGGGGTTGGATTTGCATGGCCACCATGTTGGGGTTCTGCATGGCCTGGAGTGCCCACTTTTCGCGGGTGTTATGGGCCGGGACTGACCCAGCCTCGATCATGATGCTGTCGGCGAACTTGAGCACGGCCACCTGGACCCTGCCCCTGAATATGGGGTCAGACATTAGTGCGGCTGATTCACTGTAGGTCATTGGATTGTCTCTCCTGGGCTAATTGTTTCACGGCGAGAACGAGGTGCATGAGTACTTCGTGCAGGTTGAAGTCGAGTATATCAGTGTCGGCGGGGTCGTCGTCATGTAGTTTGCGTCTCACCGACCCGACAGTATGTGGCAGGATGTCGCGTATCTCGTGGGCGAGGAATGACACGACCCGGTGGCCAGCGGGGGTACCGGCAAGGCCGTTGTACTCGGCGGTGACAGGACGCAATCTGGTGATCACATCGAGTCCCCCCTCCAGGTCGTGGATGTTGCGCTTGGTACGGGCGTCCGAGGTGACGGCCCAGGTGCTGGTGCTCAACTTGGCGGCGCTGTCGGTGCCCAGCTGGAGTTGGTACGACGGCGGGAATATCCCTACCCCCAAGTTCCCGTAGATGCAGACGGTCTGTGAGCCAGCGAGGCTGGGGAAGTTGGGGTTGATGTGGATGTTGCCGCCAGTGGTGCCCAGGGAGCCTAGGAGGACGTCACCAGCGTTGAGCGACCAGTGGCCGTTGGAAGTGGATATTGCCCAGATTGCGGCCATGGTGTCGCTGGATGGGTCAGTGCCTGCAGCGCCTAACATGATATTCGCCGCGTAGCCGGTGACCGCCATCTGGGTGGTGGCGCTGGGGTGGTGGACGTGGAGTACGCGGGTGGGCGCGTCGATGCCGATGCCGGTCTTGCCATTGATGTCCATCACCAGCCGCCCACCGCCAGTTTGTAGTAGAAGCCCAGCATAGCCAGCCATCTGGGTCCAGCCCCCGAAGGACCCGGTGGCCACGCCAAACCCGTAGTAGGGGGCACCGTTGACCATGGAGGTCATGTCGCCGCCGTTGACGAATAACCCGGGGGTGTATATGTTATACGAGGCGTAAAGCATGCCAGTGGATTTCAATTCCAAGGCGTAAGACAGGCTGGCATCGGCGGCACTACGGCGGGTACAGAAGAACATGGAGCCAGCGGTGTTGGCCGCGCCGTCAGTGACATAGCCCTTGATCCCGCAAAATGCACTGCCGTTCCCCGCCCACCCAAAGGCCAGCATGCCCCCGTTGCCCCCAGCGGCCCCAGTGTCGCTTAGTAGTAAGGTACAGGCTTGACTGCCTGTGGGGAACGTGGGCGAGGCGGTTGCTTGGCCAGCGCCAGTGAGTTGCAGGCCACAAGCGGGGTTGCCGGTACCGCCCATTTGGACCCAGCCGCCGGGGTTGATGAACAGGTAGGCGGGGTTGGCAGCGGCAATGGCGGTGATGGCCCCGGCCCAGATACCGTTGATGACGCTGTAGCCCAGCTGCAGGCGGTAGTCCTTATTGGCAGTGGACTCGCCGACCTGTATCTGTTTCGCCCCGTCCGTACCCGTGGGGCCGCCGTTGATGACGACGAGGCCAGCGCCGGTGTAGTTGGTGGCGGCTGTGCCAACGGCAATGAACGAGACATTGGTGAGGTTGAAGCCGCCACCAGCGATGTTTTGTGCCCACGGGGTTTGCGATCCACCGGTACTGATGGGGACGCCGTTGACCCGGTAGACGCCAGTGATGTTGCAGTCTCCAGCGACATCGAGTTTATAGGCAGCAGGCACCATACCTATCCCTACGTTGCCGGTGGTGTTCAGGTAAAGTTGATTGGTGTTCCCTCCG